AAAGCAACCAGGCAGGGAAGTCGGGGGAAACCCCGCAAGTACTACAGGGTCAATGGAAGTAATGGCCCTGATTGGGATATACCAAACAATGATATTGAATCAGTCAAACACGCAATACTTGAGAGAGTCTTCTTTGTGAAAGATGGAAAAGGAGGCTTCAAGCGATGTCCGAAACCATGGGAACACGAATCCGTGGTTAATGACGACAAACCTTATAGTGCTGCGCGTTCAAAGATAAGAAACAGATTGCACAAATTCCGCGAAGGACTTGAGCAAGTTGCGATCAATGTGGGCAAAGTCAACCCGATTAGCGATGAGGAATTTCTCGCGTTTTACGGTGGGGCTAAGCGACGTTGTTACGAAGCTGCCGTGGAATCTCTGAAGGATCGACCTCTGGAAGAGCGTGACTGTTGGGTGAAGGTTTTTACGAAGGATGAGTACAGGAAGCCTGGCGGGGCTCCTCGTGCCATTCAACCAAGATCCCCAAGATTTAATGTCAAGTTAGGAAGGTATTTGAAGCACATTGAACATGAGATTTTCTGTGCAATTGATAAAGTGTTTGATCCAACGGACGAGCACCGTACAGTGGCCAAAGGCATGAACATGGTGGAAAGAGGGAACGTGATAGCGAATATGTGGAATTCGTTCGATAATCCAGTAGCAGTAGGACTTGATGCTAGCCGGTTTGATCAACATATCAACCGGTTGCTTCTGGAATTCGAGCATGGTGTGTACCACTCATTCGTGAACGGTGAAGGTGAAGATTTGCCAAAACTCGCGACCCTTCTTCGGCAACAACTATGTAACAAGGGTTCCTATCACGGAAAAGATGGGAAGATATCTTACAAAGTAAGTGGTTGTAGGATGTCTGGAGACATGAATACCAGCCTTGGAAACGTTATTATCATGTGCGCCTTGATGTACTCTTATTTTGATCACAAGGGTATGTCGGACAAGGTGAAGCTACTGAACGATGGAGATGATTGTGTTATCATCATGGATGAAAGGAATTTAACACAGTTTCGCGATGGATTGCAGGATTGGTTTTTGGAAATGGGACTCTCTATGGAATACGATGGAATTTACACCGAATTGGAACGTGTCGAATTTTGTCAATCGAGACCGGTGTGGTCTGATGATCATGGTTACCGCTTGGTACCACGACCAACGAAAAGATTGTATTCTGATTTGATTTCAACAAAGGATTTGTCAACACGCAAAGTCTATGAGAAACAAGTTGGAGCAATTGCTGGTTGTGGATTAGCCTTATCAGGTGGTTTACCGCTCTATCAAAGTTTCTACCAATGGTTGGGTAGAGGAGCGACACCATGGATTCCATCACAAGGAGATTATTACTATAAATTCAGGCAAGAA